GGCGACCCTCTACCTAATAATGGGAAACTACATAAAGGTACAATAACAACTCAGGGCAGGCTTCAACAGACAGTCTATACAGCTCAAGAAGAGGAAGATAATAACTTTATTAGGGCAGAACAGAAGAGACTTAAAGGAATAGCTAACAAGAAGAATCAACAAGCTAAGATAGATTTGAAAGCACAAACAAATATTATGAAAGATAATAGAAAAGTATTAAGTGAGGCAGGTGTATCGACTGGTTTTATTACCTCTGATGTAACTAGGTCTAAACTAGGTAGATTTCAAAATAATGAATATCTTGCTGCAAGTTCTTATCAACCATTTTCTAATTGGTTACAAAGGATATATAACAAAGGTAATACACAGCCTGTAAGAGTTAGAGATTTAAAAGATGATGATGCTTTAAGGGAGCAAGTATACAATGATTATCTTGACCACACTTATCAGTCATTCCTTGAAGTAGGTGTAGATGAACAATGGTTGAAGGCTCAATATGGCAAGTAGTGATAATTACTTTAGACATAAATTCTCACCTGGAACTTTAGATTATGCTCCTGCGAGAGAATATGACTTAAATGATTTAGATGTAGACGAGGAGTTTCAATCTAGAGCTTCTAGGTTTTTAGGTTCTATAGGCGAGGATGACGATATATATGAATATTTAAGAGATTCTGATTGGAATTTATATCGTGCTGGTAAGCAAATGTATAACTCTGAGAAATGGAGCGAAGAACAAAAATCAGATTATAATTATTTAAGAACACAATTTGATGGTGCTAACTTAGGAAGTACTAGTCAATTCTTAGAATTATTGAAAGACGCTACTATAGATATGGTTACTGACCCTACATTACTAGCAGCCTTATTCACAACTCCTATCACAGGAGGAAGTTCTTTAGGAGCTAGAACTCTATTAGGCAAATCTACTACTGAGTCTTTAAAGCTAATAGCAAAAGGAAATTCTAAGAAAGGCCTTACTAACAAAGAAATGAAAAAAGCTATGGAGGATGGTATCTTAGAGCAGGCCGCTAAAAAAGCTACAAGAGTTTCAGCAACAGTATCTGGTATAGAGGGAGGAGCATGGATGGGTTTATACAATCATGCTAATCAAAATACTGAAATTAATACCGGGCTTAGAAGAGCTTATTCTGCTAAAGAGTTAGCAGGTAGTACAGCTTTAGGAGTACTCACAGCAGGAGTTGTAGGAGGAGGTGTGCAAAAGCTTATCAACCATCAAAATCCTCTGTTGCAGTATTCTAATAAAACGAGTAACTCAATTAATCCTGTTTCTTATTATTTTAATAAAAGTTTAGATACATTCTTAGCTAATACTGTAATGGGTAACGCTAGAAGAATGCGTCATTTAGAAAAACTAGGAGTAACTAAAGCAAAACAATTTAATGGTGTCTTAGATAATGAATCTCAATTAAAAATAGGACAAAGAAATAAAGAAGTAGTTGAGTTTAGTTTCCCAGAAAATCTTAATGGAAGAAGAGGAGATTATATATTTGAAGATGATGGTTTCTTTAAAGCTATTGAAGACCTAGCTCCTGATGGAACTTGGAAAGAGGCTGATGAACTAGCTGTAATTAGAATTTTAAGAGGTGGTAAGTTAGGAAAGAAAACTTCTAAGAAAGCTAGTAAAGCTGTTAAGAAAACAGCTGCTAATTTAAGAAAGTTATTTAATAAAGTTGCTAAGGATGCTGAAGATGCAGGTTATGGTAAGATAAAGATAGAAGATTATTTTCCTAGGGAATGGGATAGAAAAAAAATACTACAGAATAGAACTGAGTTTGAAGAAAGATTAGTTGCAAAAGGAGCAGTAGATAAAGACGAAGTGGTTGAAGTAGTTGATGAAATGTTAAATCTAAATAATCAATTATACTCTAGCCATAGTAATATATTAACACATGGTAGAAAGTTTGAGATATTAGAAGATAGTGATTTTGAAGATTTCTTGATTAATGATATAACTGGTGTAGGAGCTACTTATTTTTTAAATGCGGCCAACACTATTCAAGCTAAGATATCTTTCTTAGGTGGTAAGAAGGGTGGTAAAGGTACTAAGATAGTAGGTCAATCTGAAACTAAAGATAAAGATGGTAAGACTGTTAAAACACTTTCTCAATTAAGACAATCAACTGAAGAGCTATTTAGAAAAGAATGGATTGACCCTATAGATGCAGAATTAAAAGCAAAAGGTTTACCAAGATTAACAACTAAAGATAAAGAAAGAATGGTTGCCTCTTGGAAATCTGCAACAGGAGATGTTAATTTTATTAATGGTAAGGTTATACAAGGAGCCTATGACGGTTTAAAACTAGCTAACTCTATGGCTTACTTACCTTTAGCTACAGTATCTTCTCTATCAGAAGGACTTATAGCATTAGCTAAAGCTCCAACAACAAAAGGTTTAAAAAATATACAATATCAAATAGAGACAGCTACTAAGTTTCTTGCGTCAGATATGAAATCAACTCTCAAAGACAGAAGAGGTCTTTCAGATGTTGCAGCAAATAGAGAAGCTAATAAAGTTTTTATTGCTGTTGATGATGTATCTGAAGATAAATTAGGTAGATTAACAGGAGATGCTTTAAGAACACCTTGGATGAATAAGGCAGCTAGGAAATATTTTAAACTTAGCTTATTAATGCCTTGGACTAAGAATGTAGAACTTGCAGCATTTAGAACTGGAAAAGAAATAATAGAAGAAAACATAAAAGCTTTATCCAAAATGAAGGAGAGTGGGATTAAAGTTTTTGATGATGTTGATTTATTTACAAAATCTGTTAATGAAAATGCAGGCCTTTATAAAAGAATTATTAAGGATGAGATAGAGGGAGTATATACAGGTAGTGCTAAAGATGCTTACAATCAAGTTAAATATTTAAAAGAAAGTTTATATGATTTAGGTATAGACCCTAAACAAGGAGTGAAGTGGTTTGAAGCGGGTGCTAAAACATCTAGTAAGTTTTATAAGGATGTAAATAAAGGTGGAGGTAGATTTGCTAGGAGTGTTATTCTACCTACTTCTAGAGAATTTTCTAGAGTTCCTTGGTTTATGACTCATCCTAGATACGATATCTTAACTCAGTTTCTGAGATACCCTGCGGCTTTTAGTAATACTGTTCTTAAAAACTTTGCAAGAGATGCTCTTAATAATCCTATGACATCAGCTCCTAAAGTTGCAGCCTTTGCTGTATCTTCTACAGTTATAGCAAGAGCTACTAATTATTGGAGAAGTAGTAAAGAAAAACAATTAGAATTAGATGCAGGTTTTGATAGAAGAAGAGAATCTACAGGCTCTGTAGGACAAGCTTTAGATAAAGCATTACCTATGAGTTGGGAAGAAAATAAAAGAGCTATGCAAAGAGTAGGATTATTTGGACCTTTAGAGTATGGAATTAGATTTATAGATTCTTTTCAATATAATCAAAATACTATGGTAGGACTTTCTAGTTTAGGTGGTCCTTTATTAGGTGATATAACAGGAACTATGATATATGGAAGAGGGTTTTTTGAAACACTATCCAGGAAGACTCCATTACGAGGACTTAAAAATCCTTTAGAGAATTATCTAGGAGTTACTCCTTTTGATACTTTAGATAAAAAAGCTAGAGAGTTGGATGAGGTAGAAGTCATGCAAGAAGTGGTAGACTCATGGAGAAGAGATACCTTACATAAAGGAGGACCTGTTCATAGAAAGGCATATAATGAAGGAGGAGAAGTAATACCTCTTCCTGTAAAGCCTGATTATTCTAAGAATGTTGAATCTATTATAAATTATATGATGTCTAAGAATAACCCTATATTTAATGAACGGTCTATTCCTGGGTTATTAGGTAATATAAATGTAGAAACTGGTGGTAGTTATGACTATCAACAACAACAAGAGAACGGAAATGCTTGGGGTATATGGCAGTTAGACCATTCTAAAAAAGAAGATTACTTTAATTATTTAAAAGAACAAGATAAAGAAGATAGCATGGAAGCTCAGGTAGATTATGCTGAAGAAACTATGATGACTGGTAGAAACATAGGCGGAAAAAATGCTAAGGCTTGGAGAGGTACGATGGAGAATGGTACGGTTGAAGAGATTGCTGATATGTGGGCAAGAGAGTGGGAAAGACCTAACCCAGATAGACACCCTCAATGGGAAAGAAGAATCTCAGAAGCTGTTAAACATTCTACTAAGATGAAAGATAGAAATAAATAATGGGCTTTCCTTTTGAGATAATAACTATGTTAGCCTCTACCGTATTAGGTGGGGTTATGAGTGTATGGGCTGAGAGCCGTAAGGCTAAAGCAGAAAATGAGAAACTGCTTATAACTAGAGGAGAGTTTGAAATGAAAGCTAAGCAGCAATCTATTGATGCTGGATTAGCCGATAAAGGTTTTGCTTGGACAAGAAGAATAATAGCTTTGACTTCAGTATTTGCTATTGTGCTTTTACCAAAGTTAGTTGCTGTATATTATCCTGATGTATCAGTAACTGTTGGTTATACTAATTGGAATCCGGGTGGTTTGTTTAGAGCAGGTAGAGAAATATTTGAATGGATAACTTTTCAAGGGCTTGTAATAACACAATTAGATACTAACTTAGTATCAGCTATTATAGGTATGTATTTTGGTGGTAGTTTAGCAAAAGGAAAATAGATGAACGCAAATCAATGGCTCAATTTACTAGAAACTGTAGGCATACCAGCAGCTTTTGCAGTAGCTTGTGGTTATATGGTATGGAAACTATTTCAACATTTAATAGCAGATGTACATAAAAAATTAGATGTTCAACATGGGATGATAGTTGCATTGATAGATAGAATAAGACAGATGGATAATGACATGATAAGAATAGACTCTATGGTACGAACCGCAATGGGAGTAACTATAGATGTTGATAGATTAGCGAGAGCAGACGGTAAAAAAGACCAAAGAAAAGATTAATATGAAATTAGTACCCACATTTAAAAGTGATAAGACTGTAAGAAACTGTAAGTTTTGTATGTTCTTTTGGTCTATGTTAATTATGTTTTGGTCTGTTGATAGTATGACAGATGAAGTAGTTTTTAAATTTAAAAGTCCTAGCTTTAATGGACAAGGAACTTCAAGCCATTATCTTACAATTCAGAACCAAGAGTTCAATCGTAAAGAAGCTCTTAAAGCAGAGATAAAAGCTCTACAAGATGAGATAGAAAGAGACAAAGAGAATACAACACTTGCAAGATTTATAAGGAACCTAGAGTCAAGAATCTATGCACAATTATCAAGACAATTAGTAGAGAACTTGTTTGGAGAAATGCCTTCAGATAGTGGCATACTAGAATTAGAAGGCAATACTATTGAATATAGTGTTGTC